ATTCTTGGTGTAAAATTGAAGCTACTTGCGCACTATTATTTATCTCTACCAAAACATAGGCATCATTATACATTCTAGCCGCATTATAAATTACGGTTGGAAATAACAAGGTTGATATAGAAGAACTCTTGTATGTGGCAACCTGTTCGTATGGCATGGTTGTCATATCAATTATGGAGAAGGTTGATGAATCTAATCCTTTGCCTTCTGAAACATCCACAAACATACCGTAAATATGGGGTTTATCGTCTTTAACTGGAGGTTTATAAATTTTAACTTTGTCGTGTTCAGCAATTGCTTCTTGGTAGACCAACTGTTGTAATTTTTGTGCCGAGATTAAAGTATTAGAAGAACCTAAGAACTCTGTTTCAAACTCCTGACGGAATTGATGTTCAGAAGTATTTTTAATCGTTTCTTCTTTCCAAGCATCATCACGGCCTGGAACCATAGACCAATGAATTTCAAATGGAACATAATTGTTTTTCTTATTGGTTGCATCTGTCCAAAGTTTGTAGAACAAATTCATACCATTTGGTGTAGATACAATAATAATCTTTGTTTTAGTACCAGCAGTAATAACTGGATAAACTGAGGTGATAAAGTCGTAGGCAATGTTGGATGGTACGAAAGCAAACTCATCTAAGAATACAATGTTAAACGAACCAGAACGAGCTGCTGAACCTGATGTTGAAGAAGCAATAATTACAGAACCGTTTTCTAATTCTACACGACCTTTGTTCCACTCCACAACACCTTGTTGCATCCAAATTGGCAGATTTTCATATGCCAACTGAAGTTTACCAAGAATGGCACGAGCAGTTTCACCACGGTTAGCAAGAACGGCAATCGATTGAGAATCTTTGAACAGGACTGTCCAAAGTAAATAGGCAACAGCAGTAGTAGTTTTACCAACCTGACGAGGACATTTAACAATACTAAAACGATTATCGTGAAAGGTACTAATCATGTCCTTTTGAAAATCGTACATATTAAAAGGCACTAGACCTTCATCTAGTGTAATAATATTCATGTACTTGGTAAAGTAAATAGGATCTTGAGCGCATTTGACATACTCATCAAACTGCTCTTTTGTGTATTCTACTTTGACACCTACCCGTTTTAGTAGGGGGTTGTCACGGTACGATTCTTTACTTGTGGCCATTGTCTTTGAGTAACTTGCCTAAGTCAGCAGTTGAACCAACAAAGATAGCTTTGTCAATTTTGGTATTATTAGTTTCTTTTTTGGTGTTATCCATGTCACGCATTTGTTTTTGAATTGCTAATAACTCCTTGTTAGCATCCACCATATTTTTAAGTAGTCCTCCGTAGACTTCAAATGCTCGAGGGTGTTGTCCTGCTTTAGCAATTTCCAAAATTTCATGCATTGCTTCCTGACCTTGGTCAATAATACCTTGAAGATTTTCCCGTGATTGTTGGTAAGCATCCGTTAAATCGGATTCAATATCAGGTTTATTATATTTGGCAGACACCGTTGGAAGTTTTTCTTTTTTAACTTCTTCAATAGGTGTTACATCAAATATATCAGATAAGTTTTTATTCAATTCGTTCATATTGTTATATAGGTTTAATACTAATAATTATAATGCTGCAATTGCAGATTGAAACGCAGCATATGTTGCAGCATTTGCTGTTATGGCTTTTAATTGTGATACCGTAATTGCTGAATTTGCCTGAGACCAAGCAAGCCCAATGGTTGTGTTTTGAGAATTATTAACACCAATTGAATAATTTGCCAAAATTAAAGCTGAGTTGGCCGTAGTTGCAGCTGAATTGGCTTGATTAAACGCCGCTTGAGAGGATGGATTTCTTCCAGCAAATGCTTCTGTGGCAAGTCTTGTACCGCCTGCAGTTGTACCATCGTGTACAGTAATGGTGTCATTGGTGGTATCAACAATAAGTTCTCCCACTGCACCAGTAACACTTAAAAGTGCTGTATTTGAATATCGTTTAAATTGTAATGTTCTGGACATTTTAAGCCTCTAGTTAAAGTCTGTTTTGTTTTCTGTTTGAGTTAATAAATCATCTACGCCAACTTCAGTCATTAAATCACCAGCAAATGTTGTTGATGTAGTAATAATAGATTGTATATTTGGAGTTTCGTTAATCACGGTGGTATATGTATACAATGAGTTTGCATTAGCATCTGTTGGGTTAGGCACAATAATAATTTGTGCTTGTACATTAGCCTTAGTCTGATAAGATGAAAACATATAGTTGGCATTAGTAACAGTACCAATAATAGGTAATGATGAAACAAAATTGCCGTTAATGTTTGTTAATCTTAATATTTTACCTACGCCATCCCAAAGAGATACTCTAGCCGTTGCTGTTGAAGTACCTAAAGAATAACCTTGATACACATTTTCACCTTGTTGATATTTACCTAGACCTGTTGTTGTATTGAAATCAATTATATCAGTTGGTGTTATCATTGGTAAGAAATTTGTAATCGAAGCATAAATTTGTTTTGCTGCAGATGTTTGACCATAAACAAAACCTTTGACAGTAAAGTTTAATGTCCAAATAATCATTCTTGGTTCAGAAAATCTATCACCTTGATATATCACTTCAGAACTTGTACTATTTAAAATAACTGGTATTTCTTTAATGATACCCATCTCAGGAACTAAATTTAATTTAATGGTATAGTCTGGTGTAAAATAAGGAAGAATGTGTTCAATAATTTGAGTACCATCTTCAATGTTACGAACATAAAGATATAAACTAAAATCAAAATTATATGGTACCGGATTGTATTGTGATTTTACTATACCGCCACTAGTGACCGCAGCATTTTTAATATTGGTATTTTGTTTTCTTGTGGCATCATATTGGAGTCCATTCATTTCGAATGACATACGAGGCAAAGTTGTTGAAACTTTTTTATCTAAATTTGGATCACTTTCAAGTCTTTGTACATATAATTCTTTTGCTGCATAAGCAATAGGCACAACAAATCTTTCTGCCTCAGAATTATCTCCGTTATAACGAACCAAAGTAATATCTTTAAATAGATTACCAAAACCCACCACAAGTTTACGAATGATTCGATTATATGATGTATTTGCCATTAAATGTTACCAAAAGGATTTGTTTCAGAAAAATCAATTACAGACATGGCCGAATTGGCAATATATTCATTATCATAAACTTCTTTATATGATGGATCTCTTAATGGATCAAACTGAATCAAAGGTCCATAAGCTCCGCTTGTTTGGCCAATAATTGACTGACCATTAATAAATTCACCGGCAACGTTGGATATAGACAAAGTATTGGAAGAAGGAATCCAGGTTTGAACAGTACCAAGGCTAGTAGCGTTTGCATAGGTTGAATCAGGTGACTGGAATACAATTTCGTTGATTGCATATAATCCTGTTACGGTGCCAAGGTTTAAATGAAGTTGATAAGCCGATTCATATACAACATCATCAATGTCTGCCACGCCACTTGCAATAACTTCTTGTGAGTACTTGAATTTCTCCATTCTAAGTTCATAGAAATATGGTTGCCTTCTACCAAGCATATGAAAATCTTTTGCTTGTTCAGTAAATGTTATTTCATATAATTCACCAGTACCGTTTAAGAAAGGTACATAAATTAAATCGCCTTCTCTTGGCCGTGTGAATGTATTTTGTGGCACCCTTTGTGCAAAAGAATTTTTTGAACAGATAACATTTACAACATCTTTAATTTCTAAACCAAATTTAGAAAAAATCTCTTGTTGACCTTGATAATCTAAATGATCCGAAAGATAAAATTCTAAAGGAAATGCTGAAGTAAACATACGCAATGGATCTTCACCATATAATAAATCTCTAGCACCATCGTTATCATTTGGTAAATAATAGGCATCAAATCCCATTATCTTAATGGATTCGATAATTAAATCCTCAATGACCCTTTGTTCATTGAGTGCGCCGTAATTATTAAAATATTGAGATACGGCCATATTAATTCATGAAGAATTCTAACGGCGCACCGTAATCATTCCCCATTTCCTGTTCAAGTCTTTCGATTTCAGCAGATGCTTCTTGAAAAATTTGGTCACCATTTAAAGTTACGCCACCCGGCAATTGAAGTCCGTTAAACTTTTTAAGGTTATTTCCCCAAGTTCTTTTAATTAATGCCGTTGCATATTCTTTTAACCAACGGTCATTCCATATCATATTATAAACATCAGGATTAATTGCCGCATAACATTCGGCAACAACTACTTGACCAGCTGGTGCTTCCGAATCACCCCAATTCCAATCAATATACAATCTTTGCATATGTCTTTGGTAACGAATAGGAACTTCTCCAGTAAACATAATTTCTAGAGAGCGTAAGTGCTGTTGTGTTAAGGTATAATTGATGTATGATGCGGAGGTGAAGTCGTAGAGTTCGTTTAATCGTAACTGATATCTTAGGTCAAACATATTGATAGTTGCCTGAGAATCTGAGATTGGAAATATACGAGAAATACCAACAATTTCCAACGAGTTACCTTGAGCATCTGTAACACCATTTAAATCTAAAAACCTTTTATCAATATCACCCCATTGAAAAGCAGAAACGGTAACATTGGTGGTCTGAAAAGTACCATTTGAATCATAGTAATCTAATCTTTCACCAACAATAAATGATTTTTGTCCGCAACTAACATTAATAATAGAATTGTTTTGTGTAGCTGTAACGGTAGCAGTCGCACCAGATGTGTTACCTACAATTTGACGAGTGGAATTAATCCATGTATTTACATTAGCGGATGTGGTTAGAATTGAACCGGTCAACATTCTGATATAATAGACTTTTTGTAGTCCATCAAAATGGTAATCTTGCCAGTATTGTAAAGCGTCATCGACACGGTCATTCACCTGGTCATCATCCACGTTAATATCGATGACAGGAAAGCCTAGTCTACGCTTACAATAGGTTGTAAAGTCAGCTCTATTAGTAATTGTGGCCATTGAAAACTCCTATAATGTAGGTATTTATCTACCACCAATCCAAGATATATACATATGTGTGGCTTGACATACACCAATAAATATTGTAAACTATACCTTATTTTTTAACTGAAAATACTATGAAACAAGATTACAAAGTAGTTCGTAACGTATTGAGTCCTGACACCTTGGACTTACTCAAAAACACCATATTGATGACCCGAACGGTTGAACACTATGATAAAGGTGTATCCATGGATAACAAAACCAATTTTGGTGACGAGCAAAGTCCAATCGGTTATCCATTCTACGGCCAAGTTATCTGTGATTCGCTTGCCGTTTCTTTGTTACCTCTCATGGAACAAGAGACCGGCCTAGAACTTTATCCAACATATACCTATGGTAGAATCTATTGGAAAGGTTCTACACTAGCCAAACATAAAGACCGACCAAGTTGCCAATACAGTACCACACTTTGTATTGATATTGATGAAAAATCCAAACCATGGCCAATCTTCATGGGTGGTAAAAAGATTCTACTTAACGCCGGTGACATGGCAATATATAAAGGCTGTGAGATAGAACATTGGCGAGAACCTTATGAAGGTAACCAACAAATCCAATTGTTTTTGCATTATGTGGATGCCAATGGTATCTACAAAGATTTTAAATTTGATAAACGACCCATATTAGGAATTAAAAAATGACTGAAAAGACTATGAAAAAACCAGCAAAAATTACTCCAGTTAAAAAACCTGTTGCCAAAAAACCGGTACTAAAAGTTGTTGAATCGCCAGCAACTAAAGCTCGAGCAAAATCCAAAAAAACAGGACAAACAATTATTATTGGAGATGATACTCCTAAATTGGATCCAAAAACACTTCCTAAACCAACTGCTGATTATGCCTCTTCATTTAACTGGTGGTTAGATGTTACGACAAATGAAAATTGGGCTTACGCACATAATATTTTTACACCTGAAGAATGTAAAAAAATCATTGAGATTGGTACCTCTGGCAAAGATGCTTCACCTTTAACTTATGGAATTGTTGGTGATATGTCTGGCACAACAGATGATTTGAAAAAAGTTGCCGAAGTTCGCCGTAGTCCTATTGCTTGGATTCGTTCTGATGTTCCGGACAACCGTTGGATTTTTGAAAGATTGGCCGCCAACATTACCAATATTAATGACCAATTTTTTAATTATGAACTAACTGATATTCAGAGCCTACAATTTACTTCTTATGATGCTAAAGAAAAAGGCTTTTATGGTAAACACATTGATATGATGTACAGAGGAACAGGTACAAGAAAATTAAGTGTTACTATTCAATTGTCTGATGATAAAGATTATGAAGGTGGTGATTTGTTATTACATTATAAAGATAAACCAGATATTGGCTTCCGTAATCTTGGCACAGCCACATTCTTCCCATCTTGGATGTTACATGAAGTAACACCAGTAACTAAAGGTAAGCGTTATAGTTTAGTTGCTTGGATTCAAGGACCAAGATTCAAATAATTTAAACTGTATAACTTCCTGGTGCTGTCCATCGTAACACAGTATAACCTGGTGCCGCCGGTGGATTTGTTACCGTGGCGCCTGGTGCAATACCAGGGTATTGACTTGTTAGTACAGCAATGAATACTCCTCCTGTATTACCTGCAGCACCAGCCGTACTAGCATTTACTGGACCACCACCCCTACCTCCACCTCCAATTCCTGTACCACCACCAGGTGCTGAAGGCGGCGCTATGTTACTTGGGAACAACGATGCTCCTCCACCTCCTGATCCGTAGGTTATTGTGGGACCAGTAAATGTAAATGGCCATGTTGTTCCTGCACCACCCACTCCACCAGCACCTGGACGACCAGGAAAAGCTGGATTGGACTGTGGACCAATTAATCCACAAGCTCCTGCACCGCCGGCACCACCGCCGCCTCCGCCTCCGCCACCTTGTGGGAATGCTGGGAATGGAGGACCACCCGGTGCACCATTTCCAATACCGCCATTAAATCCTTGAGAACCGGTACCTCCTGGTCCGCCCGGCTGCATTCCAGGTAATGTAGGTGAAGGTTGAGTAGAACTTCTAAGCCTTGCAGCACTGCCGCCTCCGTTACCACCAGGACCACCAGGTCCGCCACCAAGACTACCTGGGTTGCCTTGTGTGGGACTGATTGCAAAACCACCACCGTAGCCACCGCCAATTGCCGTGGTTGCGCAAGTTAATGTACTTGGTGTTCCTGGAGTTCCATTACCTATAGCTGTAGGTCCGCCAGCACCGCCACCTCCGACAGTAAAATTGAGTACTGAGCCAGGAGCTTTTGCAAAAGAACCTTTAGTAACTCCGCCTCCGCCACCGCCACCACCGCCCACATTACCGGGACCAGAAGTATTTAATATGGAACGGCCACCACCACCGCCACCAGCAATCAACATATAGTTGATTGTGACTGGTCCTTTGGTGAATGCACTGGCTATACTACTTCTGCCAGTTCCAATTGGAGTAGTTACAGAAGCAGTAAATGTATATGGTGTACTTTGAGATAATCCTGTGAACGGTGCAGTAAACGGTGAACCTCCAGGATTAGTAAAAGTGGCACCTGGTCCTGAAACACTTACAGTAGTTGAAGTAATAGTATTGCCACCAGTAAATGTTGGCATAGTAATAGGCATCGATGCGGTAGTACAAGTTGTGGTGATGGCACCAATTACGGGAGCTTCAGCAATAGTTTGCATTGTAATTGCTGCACTAGGAGCTGACCTATCTGAAACTCCAAATTCATTCGTTGCAAAAACTTGAAAATTGTATACGGTATTTGCAGCTAATCCGTTAACATCAATTTTATTTCCTCCTGATGATGCCAAAATTACACCAGTTTGTCCTGTATTTGCTATTGCAGTATAAGATATAAGTCCGGTACCAGGATTAACTAAGCTACCACCATTACAAGGTGCTACATTTGGAAATACGAATGTTACATTTGCTGAAGTTGATCCTGTTGATTGAACAGCAGAAATTACTGGTCTTCCACGGGGTGGCCTATTAGGATTGTTTGCACTACCTGCTTGAACTACCGCAAAAGCCACTCCACCCATTAGTAAGCTCCTGCACCAGAAATATACCAAGTATCGGTAGCAACTTTAATCAACGATGACATTGAATAACTTCCTAAAGTTACTGCAGTTCTTTGAACAGAATTTGAAGCAACCCATAAAGATGGTGGGTTTGCTGCCGTTACGTTTGATGAAAACGATGGTCCCATAATTAAAAGAATTGTTGTGCCAAGTGGAAATGGTACCGTAGCATTTGTTGGTATAACAACTGTACCTGTATTTGCACCTTGAGTTAAATAAATTGTTTTACCCGCATCAGTCAATACTAATGTATAAGATGTTGCAGTAATATTCTTTTGTGGTGCACCCAAATAACCAATAGTATTATTTCCAATATTTGTTGTTTCTAATAATATAACATTACCTGATATTTGGTTTGCAGTTAAAATGTTGGCCGTTATAGTATTTGAAACAAGAATATTTGCTGCGTTCATAAAAATATTATTGTTTGAACTAATAGTAATAGTATTGTTTGCAAAAATAGTTAAAAAGTTATTTGCAAAAATATTATTGGCCGTCAAATTATTTGCTACGACTACGTTGTTAGCAGTAAATACAATTGTACCATTGGCAACAAAACTATAACTGTTGGCAGTAAAGTTATTACTTAATGTAATATTATTGGCTGTAATATTACCAAATAGAAAATTAGCAGGACCAGTAAGAATGGTATTACCACTAACAAAAAAATTACCGTTTGCAATAATATTGTTGGCTGTAATATTATTGGCCAAAATACTAAGATTATTACTTAATGTAATATTATTGGCTGTTAAATTATTAAAAGAAAAGTTGGCTGTTTGGCCAATATTTACGTTACCATTTGCTGTAATATTGTTTGCAAGTATTGACGTTAATGAAGTGATTACGTTGGCATTAAGAATATTAACTACTGTGGAAGAAGGCGGTGTTCTTACCCATGCAGTTTTTACCGCATTGTAAGTATACGAAATATTGTTTACAATAGCGACTTGATTGTTTATCGGGCTTGACGGAAATGCCATTTTATTTTCCTAAGATTCTTTATGATATATTTATGTCGTAAATACAATAGTTCCAGGCGATGTAAAATCGTAAACCGTGGTGCCATTTGCCGAACTAAATGGTGATATAAAAGAAGCGGTAACTGGACCATAATTTGAAATGTTAGCCGCATTGTTACTGGCATCAGTTATTGAAGTACCAGATTGCATTGTTAATAAACTAGTATTAACATCAGATGTAAATGGCTCAGTAGGTATTGTATATGTAGTTCCGTTGTACTGCGCAACACCTTTTAAGACACGAAGATTGGACATATAACCAACAAAATTTTGTGCCGTAGGATTAAGACTATTACCAATGTAAATATTAGCTGCTTGATTCGTATTTGTTATAGCAACTTGATGAACTCTAGAACCATTTAAGTAAAAATTCATAAAGGTGCCATCATACACTGCCGCCCAATGAGACCAAGTATGAGCTGGAGGAGTTGTTGAGGAATAATAAACAGAACCGCCATTCCAGAAATAAAAATATCCTGTATTTTCAGCCAATCCTACTTCCCAAGCCGATGAAACTGCTGTTATTCCTCTTTTAGTAATTATAGTATTCCAAGTACTGTACACACCCATTGGATATATCCAGCCTTCAATAGTAAATGGTTGGTTGCTTAAATCAAGTGCTGTACTATTTGGTACTGTAAGATATTGAGTTGTTCCAGTAAATGATGCTGATCCACTAATTCCAGTATAACTTAATCCTACTGTTCCTGTTGTAACTGCCG